GGGGGCTAGGGGGAACTGGGGTACGCAACGGCAAGAGCATTCATGTCTTTATATGCGGACATCGTTACAAGTAGCTGTTGGTAAACTGGTGCACGATGTTGGTCCAAGGTAGGCCCGCCATCTAGTATGCAACCAACACGGCGAGCTACCTGGACCGGGATAATGGCGACTGGCAGAGAGTATTTCATAGAAGACAAACGGTTCACGCCGTCGCAGTTTCGCCGGCTATCCAAAGCCCGGCAGATTGTAGCCATGGTCCAATGGTTCCAGTCTCAATACGAAGACCCGGCGCAAGAGACGCCGTATAACGGTCGTGAAGGCGGCTTTCTATGGGTTCACGGTGGCCCATACGATGCTGACGCCGAACTTCAAGGCGAATTTTCCGACCTTGTCGACTTCGAGATCATCCAGCAAGCCGTGGATGAAGTGACCAGTGACGGTATTTATGAGTGGGCACCAATCCGTCATAATGACCATCCTGATGAGGATTACGGCGACGACTCGGTCAGCCACGATCACGACGATGGAATCTATTCACTCGATGAGCCGTTACCCGATATCAGCGAGTTCATCGATGATGAGGATGACGAGGCTCAGTTTCCGGAGTTGCCGCCAGGTCAGGATTATCTGACTGATGAGCAGGGGCGTGTTCTGACGGACGAGCATGCTCGTCCGCTGATAGTAGGTACGCCAGGAGCGCTTGCCGCGGGGGCACTCAATGAATACGTCATAAACGGCCCGGCATATGCAGGAGGTTCGTTCGCGACGGAAAATGGTGGCGGCATCGTTGATGTAAACGAAAACGGTCTAGTGCCCAGTCCCACGCCGAACAACGATGGGAACGCAGCTTATCAGCAAGAGCTTCGTTCGCGTATCGAACGGTTGGAGATTGCCCTCGAAACCTACAGCAACAACCTCGCGCCGCGTGATCATAATCGCCCGCCGGAGTTGGTCGAGCCCGACCCCATTGCGCCTTCCGATTTCAAGATCATTGTCGAAGCAGTTATTGAACTCAAGGGCGATGCTCTGCAGGAACGGCCAGACCCAGTAAGGCTTGAAGCGAAAGCTTCACTCTTCCGAAGAGTTGCAGGGGCAATCGCTGCTTGGTGCGGTAGAAAGGCGGACGCTGCCGTCGATGCTGGAATTCAGTGGGCAATACCGGCTGGCATAGTGTGGGTGGCTGCAAATCCACAAGAGGTGCAAGCGGCGCTTAATGCCGTTGCAGAGGCTGCTGCTGCCTGGGCGGACTATCTTTCGGGCGGTATCTTGTAGGTGAGCATGACTGCCACACATGGGATACCTTAGAGACTGCTACGCCGCAGCACAGTCACGCTCTTGTAGATGTTTGAAATGAAAACAGAAAATGGTGGGCGATGAGAGACTCGAAAACTCGAATCTCTCAAAATGTGACATAATAAGTTATTGAAATAGAATAATAAAAATAATATTAGAATTATGTAATTTGTGACATTGTGACGGCGGGAAATTTGTGACGCCCGTAGCGCGGAGGCTTGCCAATTAGCACGGTGTTCCCCTCCCCATTGCCAAAGCCGCACGTGAGTTTGAAGCAAACATTCAAGAGAGGTTGGAAAACCAATCTCACGCGAGCGGAGCGCGCAAATACGTGGTGAAGAAGAGGTGCGCAGTATTACGATGGACTGCTCTACAGCGTTGCGTGTATCAAACTTTGCGGCAATTCGCCGCTCGCGACGGCGCGACCTCGGACCTAGCGGCGCACTACGTGTTAAGTCTCACCAACTGAATGTCTATTGGCTACGCCCCAGATCCTACGCCAACTTCGTTGAGCAATGCGTTATCTAGAATCTGACGGCTATCAATGACTCGACCGAAGTTCTCGGCCCATTCGCGCATCGATGTTACGCTTTTGGCGGAATCAATCGTGTTGGAGAAACCCTGCAATGCATCCTGATACTGCTCGATTGCCGGACCCGCGTCCGCAAACAGCGACCGAAGCTTTTCCGCTCTGAGGATTTCATCGGCCAGTTTTCCTCGAAGCTCAATCTGAACTGGAGCGATTTCGCCGCCGTCGGTCAGCACTGAGATATATCTGGCCGCAATGGGCGTGATCGGAGAATCGACTTTAGTATAATCTAGCACCGTCTCAAGGCGTGCCGTTTTCTTGATGGTTATGTCGTCACCGAGATACTGGAAGCCGAAACCGATAACTGCGCTCATAAAAGAGCCAGCGACGGCACCATATAATGCAGCCTTCAATTCATTGGACATGGCCATCACTTGATGATCTTTGCGCTAGACTCAAGTCCTGCGCGTGCTTCAGCATCTTTCATAGCCTGACACATTTTCCAGAGTTTGTCACTCCCGATCGTCTTCAGTATCCGATCGGTAGTCTCAGACACTAGTGCGGTGCAGGCGTCGTCGGCTGGCGCCGACGAGTTGACGTAATCGATGTTTGCCAGAGTCGCTGTCATCGATTCAGCGCTGTCGCAGGCCGATAGCAGGCTCAACGACGCCACGAAGGCTGCGATAACCAGCGCCGTTGCCGTCGAGCTTATAAAGCGGTTGAAACCCGGGGAATGGATGTCGGCCGCTTGTTGACAATGATACTCCATGCTCGCTTGAGAAAGGAGTGCCGTGAGCAAGTCTATTTCGTCTTGATCTCCGGTAGAAACGGCTTCGCAGAAAACGGCAGATATGCTGGAGACGAGGCCGATCAACGAGGTTTCTCTGTCGGTGTAATCCACTTTCCTGTTGAAGAGAACGCTGCTGTGTCTTTCCCCATAGACGAAGGAGTCATACGCAAGCGAAAACACCTCCGGGAAACGGCTTCTCTCAATAAGACTGAACGGATGCTGGTGGCGAAGGCTTTGGGATAACGAAGATGAAACAGTATTCTCTTCAATTTCCTTGAGCCAACGAATCCGTCGCGCAGGAACTGGCGTGGGGCCATAGTGGCGCGGAGACTTCGCTTCAACTGCTGTATTGCTTTCGTCTAGGAAGACCCCAATAAGTATCTTTCCGCGATAGAGTGGTTCAGGCGTGATAATCAGATCACCTTTTGCGGCGTGATCGAAGAAGTTGATCAATGCCTGTTGGTTACGCTGCCGGCGTCTTCCCACTTTGAAGTTCTTTAGTTCGTCTTCTGTGACAGTCGGCGCCTGCTCCTTCCCCTCTTTCGCAAGCTTCTCAAGGACGATCTCTGAGCGCCGAATAAGCTTAGGTAGGTCCTTGCTTTGGCCCAACTTTCCTTCCGGTAGAACCAAGCCAGGCATATCGAGAAACGCTACTTCGCTGTGTCTGAAAACATCTAAGAAACGGTAGCTGCTGCCGGGGAACAACCGCCAGCAGCGCGTCTCAATGGGAATTATACGCGCGTTCAGATCAATAGTTGGCATTCGTCGGCCCCGAGTCGATAGCGATCGATTTTCTGCACAATCAGTTTGAGATTACAATAAAATTGAAAGTCAAACGCATCTTGGTCAACAATTATGTTTCCCGCAATGCTGCTGCTTGACTGGTATCGGTTCAAGGAACTTGAGGGCCTGAAGGATATTTGAACGAATAGGCCCGCCAAGAACGGGCGGGCCTACCGAATGACAGGGCGTTATGCACCGCGAATATTCGCCTCATCTTCCGACGTCATGTCCACGAAATCTGGTTCCGACAGCGGGGCCGGGGTCTCGCCGTCTTCAAGGAAATCGGCTTCATCTTCCGTCGCGTGGGAGGCAGGATGATAGCGCGGATTGGCTTCAGCCGCGTTCGCTGCGAGTTCCCATGCCTCGTATGCGTCCCCGCCTGTCTGGTCCGGTTCTTCAGGCATGACAATGCGCTCTTCCCGCAACGCTTCGAAAGACTTGCGGGCGAGTCTGAGGAGTTCCAGCGCGTTCTCAAGCTCATCCTCGGCGGCTTGCATACAGTCTGCCGGATCGTCGCAACCATCCAAGAGAAAATCGATGATGATCGTTTCGTTGGAAGGTGTGACCAACTCTGCACCGTAGGTGGTGTGCTGGTGCCTCCCCAATTCATCGAAGAATGAAATCTCGCGTGCGGCCCATTCTTCAAAAAGCTCCCGTTCCGAGAGTGTGGCGGCGGATGTCTGGGGCTGCTTTTCTTCGGTATTCATGATAAGGTTCCTTTGCTTTGTGATGGCAGGTGGAAGCGCCTGCCTCGCTCATGCTCCTGCCGGATCGGGTGCGGGTCCAATCGACGCCCGTTCCGGCAGTATTCACTGGCTATTCTCCCGTAACCTTCCACTGTGGAAGGTTTATGCGAACTTGCTTGGAAAGCTGGTCGCGCATCTTCGTAAGCCGCACCATGTCGCTGAGGGCTTGCTTCTTCGCTGCCGGGTCCGTCCATTCCGACGCCTCGATTTCCTGAATCCGTTCGCCGATTTCCTTCAACTTGAATTCGTTGACGCGCCGAGCGAGGACCGTCGCCGCCTCAAGCAACAAGCCGACGAAAACGTCTGCACGGCCCATGCTCTTGAAGAGGGCTGCGTGGTGTGGGTCTTCCGGGTCGATTTCTAAACCCGTGGCTGTTGTCGGTGTCCCATCCCGGAAGTCGGGCGAATTCAATCCCATCAGGTCGAGGGGAAGCTCGAATTCCGACCAAGCTGGATGTTCGTCAAGGAAAGTCTGGAAATCGCCCTTCACATACCAATGCGAGGCTTCCGACTGCTTACGGTTGTCTTGTCGCTTTTCTTTTTGGCGCTGTCGCCAACGGCGTTGCGCTTCTGCGTTCGAAATAGGCATGGCGTCTCCTTTCATTACTGTTTAGACAGTAAGAGTAATTGAAAGTCAACGGGGAAAATCAATGGCGATCAGGCGGGCCGCGCCACCGCCGGAACCATGCTTTCCGCCTGTCGGTAGGCTTCGGCGTTCTGATCGATGATGACTTGCCGCATCACGTCGGCAGGTAGCAGGCAAGAGTCGGCGAGGATTTCGGCGATCTGGTGCGGCTCGATATGGCCGGAGATATGCGGCATCAGGCCGTCATTGAGGCGCTTGGCGAGGCCCTGGGTCAGGCCATCGAACACGTCGGCGGGAATGTAGACATTTTTCATGGGGCATCCTTTCTGTTTGGGTTGACAGAATCTTAGGGCGCGCCGAATCGCATGTCTAGGGGTGGTCTGAAATATTTATTATATAAATCAGATACTTAGACTAAGTAAGCGCTTACTTATTGAGCACTAGAAGCGCCCAAACGTCTCATGTTCCTTCATGCGGCGAGCGTCCTGCCGGTCGATCCGCGCCTTACGCTTGGCGAGGGTGGTTTCGCCCTTGACCTTGAGTGCGGCGGTCGCGGCCTTGTCGTTCCATGCGGAAATCGCTGCGGCCTCGCGGCGGGCGCGGTAGTCGGCAAGGGAAAGCCCGGCAGCATCGGCGGCGGCTTGGTCTTTCGCGTCCCGGCTCTTGTTCGCAGTCGAGTTGCGGGACGCACGGGGAAGCGCAATGGCGGCGTCATAGCGGACGTGGGTGCGGAGCTTGCCCCACTTGTAAGGCAGGTCAACGCGCTCTTTCACCGAACGGCCCTTTACGGCGGCATAGACCGGGGCGTCGTCGGGAAGGACCGGAAGCGTCTGCCGGTTCTCGCGTTCCCATTGCGCCATGATCTTTGCGGCGGCGTGGAGATTGTCGCTCTTCATCGGCCTGCCGGAGAAACTGAGTTCGCCAGCTATCGCACAAATCGCTTCGATGATTTCGAGGGTTTCGGCGTTGATCGGTGCGGCGGGATAGTTCACGGCGGCGTCCTTACGTTTCGTGGGGGCAATCTTGCGGGCGTGTTCGGCGGCTCGCTGCTGGCGTCGTTGCTCAACCTTGGCGGCCTTGGCCTCTGCCTCTGTCTTGTATTTGCGAGGTCTCGCCATCGCAGTTCCTTTGCTACCGCCCTTTCTCAAAGACAGGCCGGGCGGCAAGAAAGGATGAAAGAACCGCCCGGCCTTCGCGTGGTGACACGCTGTGCACGTCCGGGCCTATAGCGTTCCGGAAATCGCACACTCGGGGAAAATGAATGGCTGGCGAACTTTTTGGGAGGCGGAAGGTTCAGGCCCGATCCGGGAGCGCGGAAGGTATCGCATGGGCGGCGGAAGGTCTTCGGGTTCCGGGAGGGTCTTGGCTTCAATAGTCCTCCGGGTAACTCCCTTTCCGGGCCGGGAGAGTTTTGGCGTCAAAATGGGTGCTTCATACTATTATGTCTATTATTTAGTTTGTTATATTACTAAGAATAGTAAGCCGGGAGCTTTTTGACGCAATAACCCTTCCCCGGTCCGAAAATTGGCCCACCTCTACTAAAAGACTCATAAAGAGTCCTGGAGAGCCTTCCGGTTCTTCCGGGTGTCTTTCCCTATCCCGCACCCTGAACGCGCGTCGGTGACTCGCTGCGGCGGAATATGCCGTGTCCAAAGTCTGGACACGGAGCGGAGGGTTAGCGGGAGCGCGAATTCCCCCAATTTCCGGGACGCGATTGGCGACGAAGCTCGTCGGACACGACGCCGCGCATGGTCGCTTCCATCTGCCGGGCCATCTTCGCGGCAAGGTCGGCATTCTGTTCGGGCGTGCCTGCCGAGCCATTGACGGTGATCGGCGCGCTAATCGAGATCGCTTGAACCGGGGCGGCAACCACGCTGCGAACGTCGGGCGTGGAAAGCGTCGGCGTGGCCGTGACGTGCCCGCCTTCTGCATAGCCCTTCAGCGCGCCACTGTGCATCGCGGCGAGGTTTCGAACGCCGATCCGGTTGACGGCCTTCTTCGAGAAGACGAATTCGTCGGCATGGACAACACCCGCCGGTTGATGCTTCGAGCCGGGGCCGGTCCAACCGCCATCGGCGAAACCGAAGAGCGCACCAAACAAGCCGCCGAGAAGGCCACCGAAGAGGCCAGCCAAGGGGCCTTCGCCCATGAGCACGGCCTGAAGCCCGACCTTGATCAGAGTTTGCAGCATGGACTGCAACGCCTGTTCCGCCGTCATGGTGCCCGTGAGAAGCCCGGTCAAAGCGTCGGTGATTTGGGTGCCGAAGAACTGCCCGGCTTCGGCAAGGCCTTCCTGCTTCTGACGAAGCCCTTCGGTTGCCATTTCAGCTTGTGCCATCCCCTGCGCAAGCTGGGCGATCTGTTGCCGCTGCTGGGGCGAAAGCTGGATACCGGCCCGCTGCGCTTCGTTGAGCATGTCCTGTTCGAATCGAAGCGCCGCCGCCCGCTGGGCGGTCATGCCAAGGGCCTGCTGTTCGAACTGCTGGGCGTTGGTGTATTGCTTGGCACCTTGCGTGATCTGGCTATATGCGTCGGCCTGCCGGGTGGCGGCTTGTGTCAGGCGGTCGATTTCGGCGGCAACCTGTCCGTTCCGGGCGTCGGCGTCCTCAATATGCCAGTTCTCGTTCGACAACGGGAAGGACAGGCCGAAGCTTCCCGCGTTCTGGTGCATCCACTGCCGGGCGGCGTCGGACGAATAGCCGAGATCGGCGGCGTTGCCCTTGTTGTGCTGGCTATTGCCGGGCGGTGCCGCCCACTTCCGGGCGGCTTCCGGGGATCCATACTTCTTCAGGGCTTCAAGCCAAATCTGCTGCTGGCGTTCAATCGAACGATAGCCCGACGTGATGGTGACGCTGCCCTTCAAGTTATCGGGCATGGATGCCAGCATCTTCGCCAGCTTCGACGCGAAGGCATCGGCCATGCCGTCGATATGGCTTCGCCCCTTGCCGGAAGCCAGCACTGAAGAGAGGTAGGTGGTCGGGTCGTCGGTCGCGCTCTTGAGGTTGAGCGACGAAAGCGCCTTGCCGCGCATCTCGTTGGCCAGGGCGATTTCCCGCTGTCCCTGCGCACGGGCAAGGGCCTGTTGATAGATCGCTTCAATCTTGGCCTTGGCGTCCAAATCCTTGAGGGACGCGGCGAGTTCCGGGACTTCATTCTTCAGGGCGCGAATGGCGTCCGTATAGCTGTTGATACCGGAAACGGCCTTGTCGGCGGCGCTGCCGGTCCCGGAAAGGGCGTTGTTGAGATTGTCGAGGGGCGGCTTCGCGCCCTTCGCGTCCTCGCCGGTCTTGTAGATGAAGTCTTCGGAATAGCCGTTGCGCCGGTCGAGAATGTCGCGAAGCTTCAGGGCCTCGCCGGACAGTTCTTCGATAAGCTGCTTCTGGCGTTCAATGTTGAGGTCAATGGTCGGGTCGTCGGGATAGATGCCCTTATCAAGCTGAAGATCGGAAAAGCGGGCCTTGGCTGCGGTCAACTTGTCATAGGTGCCGGAAAGTGCCCGCTCGACATTCCGCGTTGCCTGTTCCTCAAGAGCGTTGAAACGGTCAAGGAAGTCGTCGGCGGCAAAGGCGAGGCCAAGCACGGCCTCCTTTACGTAGGTGCCGATCGTTCCGCCGATCGCGGCCCACTTGCGGTTAAATTCGTCGGCGCGCGCAATGAGCTCGTCGCTCATGACAAGGCCAAGGTCATTGGCTTCCTTGACCGTGGCCCGGATGCTATCCGCCCCACGGTCGAGAAGCTGGATAAACTGCTCGCCACCTTCGCCACCGAATACGTCTTCAAGGATGCGGGACTGTGCGGCCCGGTCGAGGGTGCGGAGACGGTCGAGAATTTCCACGAGCAACGCCGAAGGGTCGGCAAGCTTCCGCTTCAGTTCGTCGGCAGAGAAGCCGAGACGGCGGAAGGCGTCAGCGCCCGCCCCGGTCCCTTCGTTCGCATACTCGTCAATGCGAATGTTCAGTTCCTTCATGCCGTCAACAAGAGCGTCAACCGGGATGCGGTTCTGTTCGGCGACATAGCCGAGTTCCTGAAACGCCTTGGTGCCAAGACCGGCGCGCTTGGCTTCGTTGGCGATGTTCGCGACGCCCTTGGCAATGTCGCCGACGCGCGAAATGATCTGGTCGAGGCCACCAATCGCAAGCCCGCCGACGATGCCGCCGGCCAAGCCCTTGCCGAATGCGCCAACGGTCTTCATTGCGCCGTTCATGGCCTTGGTGATGCCGGAACCGGCTTGTTCGGCGTCCTTCTGCATCTGCCGGAAGTCGCGGCGGGTCCGGTTCTTGCCGCGCTCAAGGTCGCGTTCAAATTTTGTCAGGCGGGCCTCAAACGAGACCAAAAGGCGCTGTTCGTCGTCTGCCATCTGTTAGGCTCCTATGCTGCTTCGGCTTCCTCGCGGAGCCTGTCGAATTCTTCCGGGGAAAGATCGAAAATGGATCGGGTGTTGTCGTTCGCGGCGGCACGGGACACGGCCAAGGCCGATGCAATAGCGCCGTCGATATGGTTTGAATGCCGGGTGCCCTTGTGCATCGTGACAAGCTCCCCCGCGTTGGCGGCGCGCTTCACCACGACGCTGTCAAAATGATTGCGAAGGATGGGGTGCGCGCCGTGGCGGATGCGACGGCCATTCACGACGCGCTCAAGGTCGCAAATCGGGCCGTGCATGTTGACGGGCGTCTGTCGGACCTGAAGCACGTTGATGCCGTGATCCATGAGCTTGCCCATGATCGGCCCGGCAAGCGACGGGTCAAAGACCACCTCGCGAACGTCATAGGTGCCGCAAAGGTCAATGATCTTGTCGGCAATGGCGTCGGGTTCGATCACGGGGCCATCGATGACGTTCAAGAGGCCGTCGTCGCGCCACCGGGGATAGGGAACCTGTTCAACCTTGGCTTTGTCTTCCAATCCATCGGACGGCAGGAAGAACCACGGGTGGACGGACACGCGCCCATCGTTGTGCCGCCACGCGCCAACGATGGCGGTCAGGTCGCCGGAGCGGGACAGGTCAACGCCAAGCCAGCACGGCAGGTGTTCAAGTTCGGCAAGGTCAAAATGGAGGTCGCGCCCGGCGTCATAGACGGCCATATCAAAGAGGGGGTCGCGGGTTGCCGCCATCCACACATTCAAATGGAACTGCTGGAATGCGAACCTTTCGGCGGGGCGGTGTTCGGCCTCGCGTGCCATGGTGCGCAAGCCGCCAAGATCGGGGAAGCCGTGCACAAGGCCGGGGTTGGTCTTGTGCCAAACCGCTTCGTCGCGCCAATCGTCGCCGGGGTCTGCTTCGAAGATGATCGGCAGAAAGGCGGGGTCGTCAATCTCGCCGGTCGCGACCTTCCGGGCGTATTCGTAAAGCTCGAAACCGATATTCTCTTGCCCACGCCCGGCAGTCGTGGCGATGATCATGAGCGTGTCGGGAACCTTCGCCATGCCGGACTTGAGGGCTTCCCAAAGGTCGCGGCCCTTCCAAGCGTGGATTTCGTCGACAAGGACAAAGGACGGCGTCTTGCCGTGTTGCGCCGCGCCGTCACTGGAAACGGCCAAGAGTTCGGCCTTGTTGTGCTTGGCGAAGATTTTCTTGACGCTGTTGTGCGCGTCATAGATACGGGTCGCCGCGACAAGGCGGCGATCTTCCCGGACGATGTTCGCGGCTTCCTTGAAGCCAATGCCAGCCTGTTCGCGATCCGACGCGGCAAAGATTGCCTGTCCTGCCGGACGCGCTTCCGGGCCGATGGTATGGAGAAGCGCCCACGCGGCGGCGATGCTGGTCTTGCGGTTGCCACGGGGAAGCATCAGGAAAACGGTGCGCACGATCCGGGAGCCGTCCGGGTTTCGGGGGCCATAGATGCGGCGCGTCATGCGTTCCTGAAAGTCGTAAAGCTGAAAGCGGCCCTTTGGCGCGGTGCTGGCCGGGTGCTTCAGTGCCCGGATGAAATCTACGGCGTCCCGCCCATAGCCGAACGGGTCGGAAATGGTGCTACCGTCGATAAGCCATTCGGGGAAAGCGCTCTTAGACAACCGGGCGGTTCCTGCCGATCACAAGCGGGTTGTCGTCGTCATCGTCGGCGGGTCCGGCGCTAGCAACACGCGAACGGGACACGGGCGACAAGCCGAATTCCGCCGCAAGCTGCCGGGCCGTCTGGACGGCCTTGTCCTGCGCACGGGCAATCTTCAGGTCAATGTCGCCGGTTGCCGGATCGCGAAGCTTCGTTTCCAGCTCTCGGGCAAGGCCGCGCGCCATGCAAAGTTCTTCGATGCCGCCAAGATCGGCTTTCGTCACGATGCCACGGGCGATCACGTCCGGGATGATGCGCTTCCATTCCGCACGGGCATATTCCGAAAAGTGCTTCGGCGCTGCCGGTGCCTTCTTCAGCGGATCGGCGGCGGGTTGGGCGGCGGGCTTCACGCCGCGAAGGTGCGTCATTTCAGGGCCTCGCCGCGAAGCTCAAGGGCTTCGAACCTGCCGAGTTCCTTGATTTCCTTCAGGCCGTAGGCCGTCCCGTTGTAGGTGACACGGTCGGCGGTCGTGATGCCAGGGCGATAACGGACACGGAAAATCATGGTCCCGGTTTCGGCCTCGCCGTAGCCGGTGAAGAATTCGGTTGCCGTCTGCTGAAGCACTTCGGCCCAAACGGGCGGCGCGATGGGTGCCCACGCCTTCACCACGTCGCCGGACGGCTTCACGGTTTCGGTTTCCCGCTCGATGGTAATGCGGCGATCCATGTTCCCAATGTTGAGCATCAGGCCACCCAACGAATGAGCGCTTCGACGGACAGGACGCCATGCCCATAGGCCGGGTCCGGGACGCGCGGGAACCGGGTTCCGGTCACTTTGAAATGGTCGCAATAGCCGCCGTCGATTGGCAGATTGTATTTTGACAGGGCGGCGGCGACGGTTCCGGCGATTTCCTTGGCGGCATCCTGTCCGGCGTCCAGCGTCCAAATGTGCAGGTCGAGGTAAACCCACGCGGCGCTCTGCGCACGGTAGTCGTTACCGTGAAGGGTCGTGTTGCCATCGCTCATGATGATGCACGGCGTCTTGTCGGGCCGGGTGCTGCCCGCCCGGATATGATCGGCGGGCACAAGCGCCGTGACTTCCGGCTTGCTGAGAAGCCGGGCGCGAATGGCAATCTGAAGGGCGGTGACGGGTTCCATGGGCTATCCTTTCCATGCGTCCCGGACGGCTTTGCGCCCGGCACGGTCAATGCGCTGCTGAAGGCTTTTGCGGAGAAGGCGAACGGCAGGCCAAAAGAACGGTTGCGCTTCGGTCTTGCTGGTCCCGTATTCGACAAGGTGGGGGTATCGAACTTCCGTATTGCCAGCGGTCACGATCACCTCATGTTCACCGGCCACGCGGGAGCCGCCCGGCTGGCTATAAGGCGGGGTCTGTTCGCCGGGGCCGGTGACGGCGATGGAGGTTTTGAGATCGGGCGCGCCGGTCGCCGGATCGTCGGGAGCAAGATGCCGTTGCATCGAGGCGAGGTCTTCCGCCGCCGACATAAGCGCCTTGTTGATGCCCTTCCGGGGTGCTGCCTTCACGCGATCAAACGCCGCCATGAGGTTTTCGAGGCCGTCATGCGCCATCGTGAAACCACTTCTCACGGTAGCTATCGAGGGTGACGGCCACGCCCTGCGGCGCGATCTGGGAAGACAGGCCGAAGGTGGCGATGTTCCGGCACTCGTAATAGAAGGCGACAAGCCGGAGAATGGCGAGCTTCAGGTCCGCCGGGAACGGGTCAAGGTCGGCGAGGGGTTTGCCGATGTAGTTCGCGGCATACTGTTCGGCGGCTTCGATGTAGAGCATGATCAAGGCGTCTTCGTCGCCGTGATCAATGCGCATGTGCTGCTTCGCCAGTTCCGGCGTGATGCCTGTCATTCGGCTGCTTCCTTTGAAAATTCTAAATTCGGTGTCTCTTGTGCGGTGCTCCCCGCGCCGGTCCCCTCAAACGCCCCAAAGTCGAAGACCACCCCCGGGCGGGGCTTGGGTTGCTTTGGCGGCTGGTCTGGTGAGATCGGGACAGTTGCTTTGGCGACACGCTGGCGAACAGGAACGGAAAGGGCATCGGCCAAGGTCATGCCGTCGCGAAGTCGCTGCGCAAGGGTGTGTTCCTTCAGCCCATGCGATGCTGCCCATTGGGCAATGGTTTTGGATACGCCGTTCAGGGTGTGGGGCTTTGCCTTCCGCCGTCCGACGGGCGGGACGCTGCGGGGCATCCGTTTGAAGTCGCGGGTGAATGCTTCTTCCGGTGTGCGTCCACTGCCAAGACGCGCGGTAAGCGTGGAAGTAGGCACGCCAAGGGCTTTGGCCCATTCCGGAAGCGTTCGGGTTTCGCCGTTCACGGTGTAGGTGACGCCCCTTTTAGGTTCCACCTTCCGGTTTAGTGCGTCGTTGAGCGTCCAGCCATTTGTGAGGCGGTTACGAATGATCGTGGTGGGAATGCCGCTCTGTTCGGACCATTCGGCAATCGTCTTGCTGACGCCGTTCAGTGTGTAAATCCGAAGGGGTGCGCCCTGCTTCCGGGGGATACTGTTATCGCCACGGGCGTCATGGCGCTCGATTGCCGCAATGGCCTTTTCATAGGTCGCTTCCGGGTCCAAGCCAGCAAGATTGCAAACTTCGATGAAGTCGGGATTGCCACGACGGAACCAAGAGCGGGCCTGTTGACGGGCAAGGGAATGAGCCTTTCCGTTCGCCGTTGCGTCCTCAATGGCCTGAAGGACGACGGCGACCCAAAGGCCGCGCTCGCCGTTCCTGTTATCAGTGTTGATTTCGCGGCGCTTTCTACCGTTGGACATGAAGCGTCCTTTCGGCACGCTGCTTCACGCTGTCATGGCAGGGCTGGCAAAGGGGTTGCCAGTTCGCCCGGTGCCAGAAGAGGCGCTTGTCGCCACGGTGCGGAATGATGTGGTCAACGACGGTAGCAAGGCGCGTGACGCCCTGCTTGCTGCACTCACGGCAATGCGGGTGCGAAGCCAGGTATTCGAGGCGGGCTTTGCGCCATTCATGATCATAGCCACGCGCACGGGCTGAAGGGCGGCGGGCGTCGTGGCGGGCATTGCGTTCGCGCTTGGCCTTCTGCTGGCATTCGCAAAGCAGGCCGTGGGGAACGATTGCGCCACAAGCGCAAAGGCGGGGCGGCTTGTTCATGCCTTCTTCCCCATGCCTTTAAGGGCGTGAAGTCCGGCACGGTCAAATTCGGGATCGAGGCCAGCGGCAACGTTGCGCTCTGCCTGTTCGGGGTCGGATTCCTTGTCGTCGTCCGTGCCGCCGTTGATGGCCTTCAGCTTTCCGAGGTGCGCCCTATAGGCCCGGTCGATTTCGGTCGGGGTGGCGTTCCAAGCCTGTTCAGGCGTCCAGCCAAGCCAGCCGGTTGCGCGCTCATAGAGGGCGGCGAAGACTTCGGACCATGTCACGGGCTTGCCGGTCGTCGGCTTGTGCTTCGCCTTCGGATCGGGTGCCGGGGTGAGCATGGAAACGAGTTCGGCGAGCGGGGCGCGAACGGACAGGAAAAAGGGGAGAAGCGGCCTTCCCCGGAGTGAAGACAGGAAGGCCGCTGCATTCTGGTTGCCGCTGCTAAAGGATACCAGAATGATTTCGGAAATGATCGTAAGGCTGAGGTCGTCCAGCGCCCGGAACAGGTTCGGAAGGCCGTAACGCTCTTCAAGGACGGTAGCGGCGCGCAAGGAAGGGCGAAGGGTCACGCCGTGCGCAATCGTAATCTCTTCGTATGCGCGCCGCTTGATCATGGCTTAGGCGATCTTCAGCTTTGCGAGCGCTTCGCCCATGACGACACGGCCACCGACACGGCGACGGCCACGAAGCTTGACGATGCCGTTATCAGCGCCGGTCAGGTCGTCGCGGGTAAGTTCGAAGCCGACACGGTCAGCAATGGCGTAGCCGCTGGCGAAGTCACCGAAGACAATCGGCGTGGCGTCGGCGGCAACGTCCGGCATGTCCACGCCTTCATAGACCGGGCGGCCAAGCAGGGTGGCGGGCTGACCTGCGGAAAGGGCAGGCTGCCAGATATAGGAACCGTCCGTGTCCTTCAGCTTGCGAACCGCCGCCATCGTCTTGCGGTTCATGAGCCAGGAACCGTTTGCCGAATAGGCGGTCTTGATCGCATAGAAGAGATCGATCAGGTCATCGGCGGCAACTGCGCCTGCCTTCTCGATGACTTCCGCCGAATTCAGAACGCCTTCGGCCTGCGTCGTGCCATTGCCGTTGACGAACCATGCGGCTTCCGTCTGGCCGAAGCGACGTGCGAGATGGTTGGACAGGTAGGAAGAAAGGTCGATCTGGGCATCTTCCAGAAGGATGCGCGTGACCGGGATCGTCACGGCCATTTCGAAGGCCTTGAGGTCGATCTGTTCGAACGTCGGTTCGCCTTCCGGGCGCGGGGCCGTTTCGGCAACCGACTGCGGCGTCACTTCGTTCACAAGGCGCGGAAGCTGAAGCAGCGGGCCGGACATGGCGATGGCCTGCGCAAGGCCGCGAACCGGGGAGAATTCGGCGACCTTTTCCAGAATGGTGGTGGCAACCGCTTCCGGTGCCAGAATGCCGCCCGTGGACGGTGAGGCGTAGCCAAGCGACTTGTATTCGCTGGCATCGCCAGTGCGAACGAAGTCGGCGAATGCCTTAACTTCGGTCCTGTTGTCGTTGCTGGCGTCCGGGTGATTGTTGTTGGCGGCGACGGGGCGGCGGTTCATCTTCGCCTTGATGGTGGCGATTTCGTCCTTGAGGGCCTTGATTTCGTCGGCGCTCACAACCGGGTCGGATTTCTGTTCCGGCTCGTTCTGCAGTTCGTTTTCCATGCTGTTTCCTTCGATGATGGATTTGACTTCGATGGTCCGGGCGTCCGGGTGGACCGGGCGGCGGCAAAGGCTGATTTCGGTGATGGTGAGGCTGGTAAGAACGCGCCCGCCTTCAGGTCGGGCTTTGTGCTCGTGGAGCCGGTAGCCGATGGACAGGCCAGACATGACGCCCGCCTTCATGTGGCGGCGGGCTTGCTTGGCAGGGTCCACGCCTTCGACAAACAAGCGGCCCTTCACCTCAAGGCCCTTGTCCGTGACGGCATAAGAATTCCAGATGCCGACAACCTTCCGCCCGTCATGCTCCATGAGCATCGGGACTTCCGGTGCGAAGTTGAAAGCGGACGGCTCGATAAGATCGCCGTAGCTGTCCGGTTTGCCGAACGGCCACGCGATGCCGGTCACGGTGCCGGTGTCGTCAATCGAGACTTCCGCTTTGATTTCGAGGTTTTCGAGCGTGGCGGCGGTCATTCGGCCACCTGCTTCAGGGCGTCATTCAGGGCGGCGGCGAGGTCGCCGGTCTTGGCGGCATCCTTGACGGAGTCGGTTGTCTGGTCGGTCGTGTCGTCGGCGTCGTTGCCGTAGAACAGGACGGAAATTACGTCGCTGGCGAGGTCCAGCGTTTCCCGCAACGGGCGACCGACAAGGTAGACGGTCACAAGGCGGGCGGCGTCGGCGGGCGTGGTGCCGCCGCCGATCAGGCCAAGCCGGATGACGTGTTCAATGTCGGACAGGCTGAAGTCTTCGAACCGGAAACGGCGATGAAGCGCGCCGATGCCGTGGCCGGTCGCGGCTTCAAGCTCCCGGATGATTTCGAGGGTCGGGAAGGCGAAGACCTTTTCCCCGTCGCCGAAAAATGCGCGGTGTTCGATCATGCGGGTTCCTTCGCCGGGGCCGTGTCCAGACTTTGGACAGGCTCGGCGCTGCTGGTGGTGTGGGGGTTGATCAGTTCATCGCCACCGGGAAGCGGCGGAAGGTTGAGGATCGCGCGGGCTTCGTTCGGGGAAAGGACACGGGCGGCAACAAGCGCCGTCATGTTCGCGGTGCGGCTCGCCGCATCGGCGCGCATAAGGTCGTCTGTCACGAATTCGAAATAATGGGCGTCCTGTTCGTCCTCGCTGAGAAGGACGGTCGCAAGGGCGTCCTGCCATGTGTCCAGCCACGGGCGAAGGCAAAGCTGAAGGAATTGCGCGCCCATCTGTTCCGTGTTCGACCAAGTGCCGCGTGTAAGCTCGAAAAGCATTGTCGGCGGGACGCCGAAGACACGGGCGATTTCCCGGACCTGTTCAAGGCGATGCTCAAGGAATTGGGCATCGGTCGAGGTCATGGCCGGGGTGTCATACTTCCACCCGCTATCCATAATCAGGGGATCGCCGGAGGCGCTGCGCTGCCACTCCCGGAAGCTCTTGCGAATGTTGGTGATGGCGTTTGCGCCAGCTTCGCCCATCTGGGCTTTCTCATTTGAGATCACGCCGGACGGTCGCCGACCGCTGCCGAACAGTTGTGCGGCATCGCGTTCAAGGACGGCGGTAAGGCCGATGGCTTCCCTGCCGAACGAAACCGGCGAGCGGCCAAGGAAGGACGGAATGTGAAGAATTTCGGTGTGGGGGTAGTCCGTCGAGCCGCCATTTTCCGAAACGCGGTAGACCGGCGGCGCGGAGGCATAGGGGTCTTCGACAACGGACACGGTGCCCGGCTTCAGCCGGATCAATTCGAACGGGCGTCCATCGGGATACCGGGCGACACGGGCGAAGCCGTTGCCATAAATCAGGGCGTCGGCGGTAAGTTCGGTGCGGAGCTTTCCCGCGCCGGTCCATTCGTTCGCGCGCTTGCGGACGATCTTATAGGCCGTGTGTTCCTTGGCGACTTCCTTGCCGTCCGTGCCGTCGCGGTAAAGCTTGATCGGCAGTGAGCCGACGCTTTCGGAAATCAACCGGACGGCCTGAAGGACGGCGGGAATGTTGAGTGCCGACATGCCGCCGACGTTCACGCCGCTAACAGTCGAGCGAATGCCGAAGAGGTCGTAAATGCCCGGATCGGAAAGGGCGACGGATTTCGTTTCCGTCCAGCCAATCTTTCGCTTCACGTCGTCAAGAAAACCCATATGGGACGCTATTCCTATTTCGATCTAGGAATATTGTCTCATACGAAGAATCTGGTGTGAATCCCTTAAATCACGAAAAGTGATGATTTTCGAGAATTGATGACTATTTGTTGTCTATTGGGAGGGGCGTGATTCGATCAATCGCGTTTGCCAATCCGGGAAGCATTACCTCGCTTCGACCGTAAAGCTCTTGTGAGCCGCCATCGGTGCGCCCGGTGATGTAGTTCCGGGCGTCCTCCGGGACATGGTCACGGCGGCAAAGGTCTTCGAACAGGTGACGCCAGCCATGATTTGGGGATAGCTCGGGGCGCTTGTCGAAGGGGATGAAGCCGCGAACCCATGTGCTGATTCTTGGCTGAATAAGGACGGCGTCCTTGGTGTCGCCCTTGAACAGGCGGCCCGGCTTCGCGGCACGGACGAATTCAATCAAGCCCTCGTCGGAAAGGGCCTTGTGAACCGGAATGCGCCGCTCACTGCTGGCTGTCTTCAAAGAGCGTGCGCCAACGGTCGTGACTTTCCAATACCAACGGCCATTGAGTTCGAAGAAGTCTTCCTTGCGAAGGTTTCCGGCTTCGCTAACGCGCATCCCTGAATATGCGCATAGCCAGGGTATCCAACGGAACATGGCTTTCTCTTCCTTCCGGGCGGCGGAAAGAACAAGCTTGGCTTCGTCCATGGTGAAGGCGCGGAGATATGAGGGAAGGGTAGTGTAGTCCGGGGCCTTGATGCCGTTCAGCGGATTGCCAGCCGGGAAGAACGTTTCGGGGTCGTTCTGCCTTCCCCAATTCATGACCGTGCGGAGGTTCTGAAGCATCGCTTTGACGGTGCGGTTGCTGAGTTCGCCAGCGTCCTGCAAGGATTCGATCCACCCCTTGCCTTCGGCGGCGGTGACAGTCAGGGCGTTATCGCTCTTGCGCCATTTGGCAAAGGCCGCGCAATGATCGCGATACTTCTTCACGGTGCGATCTGGCAGGGGCTTGGCGTTCTTCCCGCGCGCCCTGCGCTTCACCTCTTCGTCAATGATCGTATCGAACGTGATCGGGTCCGGCCCGTCATTATATAATGGCGGCGCTTGGGCAAGCACGGGATGGACCGGCGAGCCGGTGAAGTTGCCTTCGTCCCGTTCGTCCTGCCGAAGCATCGCCTCATAGGTTGCCACGCAAAGGGCTTGTGCCAGCACGCGCCAAGCTGGCGTCCCCCGGACGGCATCGGTGTTACCGGCGAGCCGGGCGCGCTCCACCCGTGCGCCGACAAGATCGTCTAGCTCTTCGTCTGTGAGTTTCCCCGCAAAGCCGTCCCGGAACCTGCGGCCTTCGGCGGCATCCACACCCATCTGTGAATAGCGGGGGTCGTGCGCCCTTATCTCCGCATCAAAGGTGATCTGGCTTTCATAGTCGCGCAAGGCGATCTGTTGGGCCGTGAGCGGGTAGGGTGCTGGCTTCACCTGCCGCCCGGTCGCGGCCTCGTGCTTCTGCCGGGCAAGTCCAATCTGTCTTTGGATCGAAGCGACGGCGGCGGCGTGGTTCCGAAGAGCCGTTCGGCGGTCGCCGCCTAGCTGGATTTCAAGTTCCACCTTGTTGTCGAGGTAGGGCCGGAGGTGGGGAGGAATAACGAGTCGGGCCGAGAACCGACCATTGCGCTCTTTCCAGTGCCGGAGTTTGCCAGCCAT